ATTATATTATACCATCTATTTAATAAAAAAGGGGAACCTTTCGGATCCCCTTAGTGTTTATATCGTGACCGTGTATCACATTAGGTTTGCAACACGTACACGTCTGTAGTACTGGTTAAGTCCCTGTCCTAGTGCTTCTGCATCAGGAGTTCCGTTGCTTTGTACAACGAATGGGTTAGCAACCATACCGTATCTAGTCTTGAATCCAATCTTGGGTTGGAACGTCGCTGGATCGACACTTCTTAACATCTGGAGAGGAACGTAAGGACAATAGAATAGTCCAGCGTCATAAGGGGAAGAACCCTTATATCCTACAACATAGTAGTGAGTGTTTGAAACGTTAGCAGAATAAGGGTCAACATAGACCTTAATGCGTCCGTTCATTGTACCTACAAGTAGGTTTCCAGTGTCATCAACTTCACCGATGGAAGGTCCACCAGATCCTTGAAGACCTGAAGAGTAGTCTAGAGTACCAGACATAGCAAGAGCACTAGCAACATCAGCAGATGTGATGATGAAGTTACCCTTCCCACGACGAGTTTGCTGCGCGATAGCGTTAGCATCTCTTTCGATCTGGAACATAAGTCCCTTGAATTTCTCAACCGACCATCTTCCGTTGGAGTCAACGTCTAGGTCGAATACGCCAGCGTTAGCAACGTTGTTCTGAGCACCAGATTTAGCAACGAAATAAACTGTACGTACAACCTCACGGTTGATTTCTGCAAGGATCTCACTAGACAATAGGTTAGCGAGTTCTTGCTCTGCATCAAGACCATGAATTGCTTTCAAGTCCTGTGAGAGTTCTAGTGTGTACTCAGCTTTCAACGCCCGTGTCTTTGCAGTAACGGATGTCTTCTCGATGCTGAATGACATTTCGTTGAACAGGGTTGAACCTGCACCTAATGTCTCAGCGTTTTCACGAGCAATCGCTGTTGTACCGCGCTCATAGTTTGCAGCAGTAACACCGCCACCAGTTGCGTCGTTAAGAAGACCTGGGTTAGCGTCTGTTGTACCACCGTCACCTAGAGGCTTGGTGTCGTCTGTACCAAGAGGTGTGTTATCGTAAGCACCAGGACCAGCAGAACTTGCAGAGAAGTTTGAATCTGGTTCGTTGTAGAGTGCTTCGCGACCAGCACGTAGTGCTGCACTGTCGTCTTGATAATGACTCTTCATTGCAAAGATAAGTCCTGTAGGACCACTCATTGGCTGAACGCCGCAGATATCGTATGCAACAAGGTTAGGCATGGCACGACGGATCAAGCTGATCATCACTGGGTCGAAACCAGCAAGTCCACCTGTCTTAGTCGTTAAACCACTACCTGAAAGTCCGTCACCACCGATAGCACCAACGGTGTTACCAGCTTCGTTTAACATTCCACGCTCTTCGCGTAGAGTTTTTTCTGTGTTTTCTAACAGTACCGCGGTAACAGCCTTTCTATAATTGTCCTTGATGGAGCCAGCTCCCTCATGACTTAGAACAGGTGACCACTTTTCTGTTAGTGCTTTAGCATTAAACATTTTTCTAACTTAAAAAAGGGTAGATAATTTAGTTGTCGTTCCAGCGAGAGATTGCGTCAACATATGAAGCCATTACTGGATTTATATTTTGATCAACGCCTTCTACTGGAGTTTCATCAGCAACCTCACTTGGGGTTACGTTTGCTTCTTTAGTGAAGTAGCTCTCCTTGATGGTTTTAACCTTCTTAGAGAAATCTTCTTCAGAAACGAACTCGATTCCCTCAGCGAGAGCCGCGAGTTTGTCCTTCTGTGTATCTGCGAGTCCTTCTGAAACATTCTTCAGAACAACTACCTTAGCAGATTCATTAAGGCGATTTTGTAATTTCACATTAGACTTGACCTGTTCGTCAAGGCGTGTTTCCATCTCATGTACTTTCTTGAGACTATCTTCTACCATATCCACTTTATCATCGGGTATGGAGATGTAGTGCTCTTCAAAGAGATTCTTCAGACCTGCAATGAAGTCTTCTGTAATCTCATTTCTGATTCCGCGATCAACAGCTACTTGATTTTCTTCAAGCCATTGACTTACGGCGTAATTCACTGTACCGTTTACTTCTTCAGACATTGAAGATTTTGCTTCTGCAATCTTCTGGTCTGTTTCTTCAGCAAAGTGTTTTACAAGCTTGTTATACTCCTCTGTGAGTTTTGCTTTGAGAGCAGCTTCAAAGATTGTCTTTGTCTTCTCTGCAAACTCAGGAGTCATGTCTGTTCCCTCTAGAAGGGCATTAACGTCATCAGCAACGTCAACTTTAAATCCTGCATGAATAGGATATTTAACGGCAGAACCAACACCAGTTCCGTATGCTACCTCAGCACCAACTGTAGGTTGTGTACCCTGATCTCCTGCATCATTGATGCTAGAAGTCTGAGCAGATCCATCACTCTGTGCTGCTTTGTCTCCAACAGGAGCGGCTGCCTTAGCACCAGGATTCTCTTCTCCATCTTCATCGTGTTCGTTAGGAGTAGTAGATGATCCACCAAGATCACTAACCGACTGTGCTCCAGGAACAGCAGATGGTTCTACTTTAGGTTGTGTGCCTTGATCGCCAGCATTGCCAGAATTAGCAGTCTGAGCGTCAGAGACTTGAGAAGGGTCGCTACCTGTGCCAGGAACGACTGTAGCTTGAACAGTCGGCATAACCGTCTGATCGTCTTCAGCTATTATTTCCTTGTGCTCAGTCACAAACTCCTCAAACTTTTCTTTAAGCATATCTGACATTTGAGTTTACCTCGTAGGTTTCCGTATAATTATTACTAGATTTATTTATGAAATCAAAGTTTTGAAAGGAATTCTTCAAAGACTTGTAGAGTCCTTTCTTCTAGTGCTCCGCGAGATGCCGAGTCTAGATGACGTTTATATTTAGCCACTTCAGTCTCCTTAAGGATACCGTTGTCCCAAACCCATTCCTTACCTTCCATGATGCCATTTACAAAAGCATCTGGTGCAGAGGGATCTGCTACTATATCAGCGGCTGTTGCAAGTATAAAGTCGTCGCGTACAACTGAAACATTTTCGCTTTGCTGAATGCTTCCCATACCACGAGATGATACTCCCAACTGAACTCCTTCTTCTAAAAGATTGCTTGCAATCTTGCCCATGGGTGTGTTAAGGATCTGTGCCTTGCCCATAAAGTTCTTGCCTTCGGCGCGGAGTTCTGTGATTCTATGAGAGACCCTATCTAAATTAATAGAAGGTCCATCAGGATGACCAAGTTCGCCAAGAGCTCTTTTTGTCTTTACATATTCTTCATTGTACCTAGTTACCTCACGGTCAAGTATTTCGTATGGATATCTACGTCCATTACGATTCACAATTTCAGACTGAAGGAATACTCCTTCGATGAAAAGTTTTTTATCCGCACCTTTACCTTCGGTGATGACCTTAACGTTTTCAATCTGTTCCGTTATCAGTTTCATTAGATGGTTCCTCTGGGGTATCTGCTACTGGTTCTTGAAAATATGTATTCGCTACCACCTTTTTGTAACCTGCCATAGCATCAGCTGATTTGGCAAACAACATATCTTTGATAGCATCAATGGCAGACGCTCTATCGTTCGTAGTGATCTTATCGATCACATCAACAACGACAGGAATTGCCCCTGCTTCAGTATCAACTTCATTTTTTTCAGTCATAATATTGAGTCAATATAGATTATTTATCAGATTTCTTAGGTTGAGCTGGTGGTTTTGGAGCAGCCTTCATCTTTTCAATCTCTCTTTTGTGATCATCTTCCGCACTTTGAGCATCCAGTTCAGGAGCAAATGCATCATTCTGACGATCTAATGTGTCAAATGTATTAACATCTTGAGGAGACATAACGAGACCTAATTCGATCTCCTTATTCATTTGAACTTCGATCTCCTTATATTCCTTATCCCTCTGCTGAAGTACGTTCTTACGTACATACTCAATAGAGAAATACTTACCAACAAAGGGATCCATTTGAGTGACAGTCAGCATACGCTGATTCATCATCTCAATTTCTTTTAGCTCATTGAAATGATTATCAAACAAGAAGTCATATTGAATATGCTCCTTCATGTCTTCCCAATCATCAGGAGCAATTACTCCTTTGAGAATAAGTTGAGTCTTGAGAATATCTTGGAAGAGTTCAGAGAATCTCTTACGTAATCTACCAATGAACTTAGTGAATTTGAGTTCGTCTCTAAGT